AGCTACAGCATCAAACATGTTGGCCAACTTTTGTCCTACATCCATGTTTTTGCCTTGCTGTACATAAAAATCCAACAATTCTTTCGCTGATGTAACCTGTCCTCCCGGCAGGCCAATATACTCTTTATAATTCATTGTAAATTGGCCATCGGCAGGTCTACGTCCAAATATAATTGCTGGACTACCATCCCACTTAATGCTTACAATGTTTGGATTTGAAACAGCAGACAGTATACCATCAATAGCATCTGACGCGGCCTGACTGCCGTTGAGAATAAAATCCTCTGGGTGCGGGGTGCGAATGCCTTCAGTTAGTGTGGTTATAAATTCTAATAGCATTAGGCAATCTTGTCCGAGTATGTTCTAAACCATGCGGCAGTGCCCGGTGCAGGAGCAGCTTCTGGTAGTTGTATATCACTTTTAGCTAGAGTTTCTCTTGCTGCTGCTATCAACTGTTCGTAATTGGGTCTTTTGCTTATGGCATCTAATATATCATCTGCGGTGTTTAATTTTGCCACTGGTATACCTGTTATATCGCTTAATTTTTTAGCACTTTTACCATCTGGTACAGTTGTATTGGTTACACGGTCAACTAATCCGTGTTTGTAACTCCATTTTAGTCCTGGATGCAGGGCACTAACGATGCTTGCTAGAATCACATGACGACTCATTCCTGTAAGTTTGCTTTCTTCAGGTGCTCCTGACATACTAAATGCTTGCCAGCCGGGATCGCCAAACATCAAGTCTGTTTGTACAAATCCATTCTTAGGATCTCCGGCTATAGGTGTTTTTACATGCACACTATCGCCGGATTTTTTAATATCTTTGGCATCAACACCTGCTGCGAGCAGAACCTTGATCAATTCTTCTTTGGTAGTCTTAGTTTCGTCGACTGCTAGATCTAGGTCGCCAGATGAACTTTTGCGACCAGTGGTACCCAACCATGTTTCTGTAGGAAATTCTATATTGGTTCGTGATTCTAACCATTTAATGGTTGCTGGTACATCATCACGATTGATACGTTGTGTAAGTGGTTCACCGTTGGGTGTTTTAAAGATGTTGCCGCCTTCGTCAAGTTGCATGTCAAGCCTGTCCTTTTTTACTAGGATCATTTGCTGGATTACCTACAGGTTGCGAGCCAGCGGTAGCACTGCTAACATTTTTTCCTTGAGATGGTTTCCCCTGTCCGAATATATTTTTTGCCAGCATAGCTTGTGCAGTCTGTGCGGGTCTACTCTTCAAAAGCATATTATCAACCTGTGGTACACCTTTCTTCATCTGTTTATTATCATCCCGGACTTTGTCAAGGTATGCTTGATGCCTAGCAGCAATAGCCCCAATATTTCTTTCAACTTGGGCCATTTGCCAGTCTGTATAATAACTCATTTGTCCCATTTTGCTTTGATATTCTTGTTTTAAATCATCTGGCAAATCGGCCAACATTGCATTGAATCGTCTTTGATCAAACTCCGGGTTAACACCATACATTTTATAGGCTTGTTGAGCTGCTTGATTATCGCTAATTTCTGCTTTTTGTTTGTATGGTGTATCAATGACTTTTTGCACAGGTTCCGGTAATAATCCTTTAGCCAAACTAGATACAAAACCCTCGTTGGTAACTTCTTTAATCTTCATGCCTAAATCTCCTAACTCCTCGGGCAAATTTTGCAGGATCTTGGGCTCTAATGCTATTCAGCAATCTACGCTCTAGTTCCGCTGCTTGTTCTGCATCATAGTTTTCTTTGATATAGTTGATCAGGTTTATTGCACCCTGAATCACATGACCAGCACGACTTTCCACGAGATTTTCCCTGTCTCGGCTGACAGGCATATGGGCTAGTTCGTCAAGAATACTACGAGTGCGCTTTTGCAAAATCTACTCCGTTATTTGATATTTACCAATGTTTTTCTAAACAATCTATTACTCAAATCTTAATTTTGTTGCCCACAAACAAGTGTAACGCAAACGGATTAGCATTGAACAAATTAAGCACAAAACACCCATCTTTGTTAGTAAAAATTTTGTGTACGCTTGGACCATGTTCTAGCTCTTCAATTGATACAAGTTCTTGAAATTCTAATATCTTTTTTAAACTTTCATTGCTAAACACAATACCGGCTAAAGAAATTTGGTATACTCCGGAACGATCTACATCAGTTAAATGAAATATAACCTTATTTGGCAACGTAATGTTTAGCTCAATGCTTGTACTTTTAGAAGTAGCTAATAAATTTAAGTCACCATCATACACACCGATCTGCGTGTTGGGATTGGTATGTTTGAATTCTGCTTTTAAAAGAAAGTTCTTGTTTTGAAGCCGCATGATTTTATAACTGTATCAAGTTCATTTGCTTGTTTCTGTCTGCGCCGGAAGTCTGCGTTGAACTTATCTAAATTTATAGTTGATTCGAGTCGTGTGCCCGGAAGCACCGTTGGTAAGGTTAACTGTACTTGTTCTACAGTATTATTTGCAAACTCTTTATGATCAATAAACCATTGTTTTGCTGCTTGATAATCTTCATCTGTTTCTGTTGGGTAAGCAGCAATGAATAATAAGTTTGTACTAATTTGATATTTTTTAGTCATTTGCAAATGATAGTCAAGATCCTCGTTAGTAAAATTTTTTCCTAGCTTGATGCGTACATGCTCAATAATACTTTCTACGCCAGTTAATAAAAACCCGTTACTTTTTTTAATTAATTGCCACAACCATTCTGGGTGATTTGTGGCAGACCTTACTATAAATGAACCCAACCAATGAATGTGTCGTTCTTCGTTGTGACGATCATTGTAGTCTGCAATCATTTGAACTAATTTTTTAAATTCTTTTAAATTACCGTTACAAATACTGCTTGCGAATTGAAATCTATAAATGTTGTATTCGTTGATGTAATGTTGCATCATTGCAAACAATGTCTCTGCGGTACGATATTGAAACTTTTCCCAAAAAGCAATTACATCACAGAATTCACAGTTTTGAACACAGCCTCGGCTGTCTATTATTGGAATAGCTTCATACTGATATTTGAAAAATCTATAATCTCCAAAATTAGCTAGAGGCAGGTCATCTAAACTTCTATTAGGTATCCAATTGGTAGAATTTATTCCTGGATAGCTGGTATTGCCCAGAACATATTCTACTACGGAAGTTTCGCCATCGCCAGTGATATAATCGTCAATTAAGTTTGACTTTTTTAATCTGTCAGGATATTTGTATAAAGTATTTTCTAATGTTTGAAGTCCTGGGCCTCCTATAAATATTTTTTTATCTGGCGCGGTGTGTCTAAGAGCAGCACATAGCCAGGCAGCAAATACTTGACTGTTATAGCTAAAAAGACTTAGGCCAATTATATCTGGTTCATGTGATAAAATTTCGCAGCAATAAAAATCTAATATTCTTACAATATCATCAACAATTTCATCGTCAATTATTTGATAGTAGAAGAAATCTAGAAATTTTTGTCGTCTAGGATCGTGCTGAATTTTATTATAGATATCAATATTAAGATCTAGTCCAACACATTCAATGCCTCGCATTTCTAGTGCCGACTTAAGAACAGCTGGTGCTAGTAGCGGAGTATTTTCATCAATGAACGGAACCGTAGTTATAACAACTTTTGGCATGAATAAAAATTACTCGGTTTTTGTTTTTAGACTGGCTAGCATTTGTTTTAGTTTGGTGCTATCTACATTGGCCTGTACTGATTTTCCAAGCTCAAACCCAGGTTTGGGTTTTGCTTCGATCATTGGCGTGGTAGTGGTAGTAGATGTTTTGATCTGGTCCATAATCTGGCTGCTAGTACGGAATCCTTGACCACCATTTTCGCTCTGTGCATCCTCGCCTGGATCAGTAATACGCAGACTTTCAATATTGAACTCAAGATCTACTTTTTGTCCTACACCACTGCTACTGCGAGTTTTCATCAACTGTATTTGATATCTACCGCGCTCGCGCATGGCTCTACTTGTAAAAATGCCAAACACATTATCTGCTGTGTTAATTTTACTGATACCGCCCGAGATGTGACTGTGGTCAAATTCAATTTCTTCTACTGCGCTACGATTCAACTGCGATGCAGTAATCATCAGTATGTTGAATTCTCTTGCCAAGTTTCTAAGTTCTTCAGATACATATTTGTCTTTTACAAACAAGTCGCTAGGGCTAACTTTGGCACTTACTGGCATAACAAGATCCAAATAGTCAACCATGATAAAATCTGTCTTTTGACCTGTCTGTATTTCTAGTTCTTTGAGATAGGCACGAATATGATTCACATTGCTTTGTGCTGGCATGTATTTGATACGCAACTTGCCTGACTTTTTGCCTACCATGCGTATCTTCATTTCTAATGTGTCTAAGT